CGCAGCGGTCGCAAGCGTCAGAAAGATAGCTGACGAAACAGATTGCGCGTTCGTCTTAACGCATCATATCCGCAAGGGTAACGGCGACGACGCGACCGTTGATAGCATTAGGGGCGCAGGGTCGTTGATCGGTGCAGCTCGTGCGGCGAGGGTGATTAACAAGGTAACTCAGGAAGACGCATTGAAACTGGGCGTCAGCGAGAGCGAGGCGTTGGGCATATTTAGGATCGACGACGGCAAAGCTAACCTAGCTCCTCCCGCAGAAAAGGCTCTGTACAGGCGCATGGTGGGCGTGCAGCTACCTAACGAGGAGTATGTGGGTGTAGCTGTACCATTTAAAATGCCCGACCTGTTCGACGGCGTAACAACAAAAGACGCTCGAAAGGTTCAGCAATTAGCAGCCGCAGCCGAAAAAAACGAAGAGCCGTATCGTCAATCGATGCAAGCTAAGAACTGGATCGGCGTGGCTGTAGCTGAGACGCTCGATCTGGATCTCGAAAAGCGTCACGAAAAAGCTAAGGCAAAAGCTATTGTCAAGCAGTGGATTGAGACAGACGTGTTAAGGATCGATCAATACATGAGCAAGAGACACGGTCGAGAAGTGCCTGTCGTTATCGCCGGTACAATCATAACAAGAGAGGAAGCGGGGATATGAGTAAACACAGTCTAAAGTCTAAGCGCAGACATCCAGACGCTCCACGAGAGCGCATTACAGTGGGTCACATAACTTTCGAGATGTGTCCGGTAAACGCAACGTTTGCGCTCATAGCCGGTGATGCTGTACAATCAAAAGATAGGCGACCGCTTTTCTCAGGGTTTATAGAGCCAGAAATGGAAGCAGAATTACGACGGGTAGCCTTCAGATTTAAAGCAATACTTGAGGCTAAAAATGCAAGAAAATGAGCAAAGTATTATCGGACAAATCGTTTATGATAAGGAGGCCGGCTTTGTTATCGAGTGGAACGGAGAGGAAATAAAGCTAGACGATCCAGAAAAATGGGAGGAAATTGCCTACGCTCTGGACGTATGTCAGTCTGTCATGGAAGAGCTGGTTATCTTTCATAATATGTTAAAAGCAATGATGGAAAGAGATCATAATGAAAAATTACATTAGCTTCCACACTTACCACACTTCAGGTGTGGAAATGTGTGTAAGGTGTGGAGAATATGCGAAAAAACCTTCCACCACACCACTACGCCTATATAAGGCGTGGTGTGGGGGTGGTTCGCATCGTGGTCAATTCAAAGTGTGGAGAAAGATATGAAAAAAAGAATAACAACAGATCGTGCAAAACGTCAGGGCAAAGATGTCCTTGGAAGAGTAGAAAACGAAAACGATACAATAAGTGCAGCAGTCTGGGGACAGCTTGCTCCTCTGGATAAGATTGCAAGAGAAAAGGTTGAGAAGTGGGGCGATAGATTGCCTTCACTGGTAAGTCCAGAAACAGCCGGTAAGTTCGAGGCTGCTTACGAAGCTCTCGGTAACGCCGTAAAAGATAACGACGTTATGAGAACGCATAAGTTAGCCGGTCAACTTATGAAAGGTTGGAAAGTACTGGAAGACGAAGCAATAGCTAACGGTCACGAGCCTTTACATGGAGACGCCTATTGCGTCGAGATGGAAGAAGGTGACATCGTTTGCTTCGCACTAAACGAAGTGAGAAAAATACGAGAGCAAAATCCAACTTGGACAGTGTACAGCTTCGAAGACGCTGCGAGAGTTCTTCGAGAAGACTTTTCGTCAAGGTTCCTCGATAATGCTTTCAATAGTTTTTCAAATGCAAAAGTAACTGAAGTAATTAGAAATGGTGAGCCTGTTAACTGGGCTTTAGGAGGAGATGAAATACCGTGGTAAAAATGAATAGAGATGAGATCTTAAAGGAAGCAATGCGGATTATTAACACTGATCGCAATGCTGACTATGGAGACGCTAAAGAGAACTTCGATAATACAGCTCAATTCTGGTCGGCTTACACTGGCCACGAATACAATGCGGTCGATGTTGCAGTAATGATGATGCTTGTCAAAATATCAAGAATAAGAGTATCACCAGATAAAGCAGATCACTTTGTAGATCTTTGTGGATATGCAAGCTTATGTGGAGAGATTAGTTCTGATGGTGGGTGAAGTAGGTAAAGCTAAAATAGCTGCAATCGAAGAAATGGGAGAGGATAAGATCCTTGAACGTATATCAACTGGAACATCTGTCAGAACTTTAATGAAAGAGTTCGATGTCGGTTATAAGTTGTTTGGTATTTGGCTTGATAGCGCTGAAGGTAGGAGAGGTCGTTACGAAGCAGCGCAACATGAAGCCGGACATTTTTACGCTGAGCGTGCAGTCGATACGGCGCAGAAAGCAACGCCTGAAGATGCTAATGCTTCACGTCTCAAGGTTGATACCGATAAGTGGATGGCGTCGAAGATGAACGCAAAATATGACACGAGACAAAGAGACGTTGCAATTAATATCAGTGTTAACGATTTGCATGCTCAAGCAGCGCAGTTACTTGACAGCGTGATCGAAGGTGAGGCTGAAGAAGTTGAACGTTGATTTCGCACACTCAATCACAGTCGCGTGCGTGCGCGTGCGCGTGCCGCAAGACACCGATTCTGTCAAGTTTTTGTGTCGTTTTTGTGCATTTCGACAGAGCGTTTTAGCTAAGTCATTGATAACATTAAATAAAAGATTTAACATAATACAGATTATGCGAATCCGAGTGTTATTTTTGCTTTTTGACCCCCCCCTTTTTCTAGCAAGTCGGTGCAAAAGCCAATGACCTCAAAACACACACGCGCCCCCGAATGGAGAAAAACATGAACGCCCAAATAGACAACCCGTTTTTAAAATTGATGAAACGATACCGCTCTGATCCTGTTTTATTTTCCAGAGAAGTGATCGGTATTAGTCCTGACGATTGGCAGTGTGAGCTTCTTCGAGCGGTAGCAGATCCTGAGATTAGGCGCGTAACTTGTAGGTCGGGCCACGGGGTAGGAAAAAGTACGGCTGTAGCTCTTGCAGCCGTGTGGCACGTTTTAATGCGTGTTCCTTCGAAGACGGTTGTGACGGCCCCCACGTCGGCTCAGCTTTTTGACGCTTGTTTTGCTGAAATGAAAAATGTTGCTAAGCGGCTGAAGGCCCCTTTTGACGATTTACTGGAGATTAAGAGCGATCGTATTGAGTTAAAAAGTCAGCCAGAGACGACGTTTATTTCGTGTCGAACATCGAGGCAGGAACAGCCGGAAGCGCTTGCGGGTGTCCACTCGGAGAACGTGCTTTTGCTTGCTGACGAGGCGAGTGGGATCTCACCAAACGTTTTTGAGGCGGCAAGCGGATCGATGTCGGGGCATAATGCGACGACCGTTTTGACGGGCAACCCAACGCGTAACACTGGTTTTTTCTTTGATACACATAATCGTCTGCGCGATGATTGGTATACGATGCACGTTAGCTGCGTTGATAGCCCTCGCGTTGCTGAAGATTTTGTCGAGGACATGAAAAAGCGATATTCCGAGGATAGCCCTGCTTATCATGTTCGCGTGCTTGGAAATTTTCCTCCGTCCGAGGAGGACACTGTTATCCCTGTCGCGTTGATTGAGAGCGCCATGAATAACGACATTAAGGTTCACGAGGATACGCCGTCGATATGGGGGCTTGATGTGGCTCGACAGGGATCTGATAGCTCGGTTTTAGCGAAGCGACAGGGTCCGATAATACATCCGCTTACTGTTTGGCGTAACCTCGATTTGATGCAGCTTACTGGCGCTGTAAAGGCTGAATATGATGCTATCGATAATCCGGCCAAGCGGCCTGTTGAGATAATCGTCGATTCAAACGGTTTTGGCGCCGGTGTGTTAGATCGATTGCGCGAGCTAGATTTACCGGCCAGAGGTTTAAATGTGTCTGAGCGTGCGCTCCAGAAGGAGACGTATTTGAATTTGAGGGCTGAGCTATGGTTTAAGGTAAAGTCGTGGTTAGAGGGTATGGACGTTAAGCTGCCTCGCGACGATGCGTTGTGGGCTGAGCTTGCGGCGCCACGTTATCATTTTACAAGCTCAGGAAAGATGCAAGTCGAGAGCAAGGAGGCAATGAAAAAGAGAGGCGTTGCCTCTCCTGACAGGGCTGATGCTGTCGCGTTGTGTTTGGCTAACGCTCACACGACAATGGCGTATGGATCGAGCGCCACAAGTTCTTGGAGTAAGCCCTTGCGACGCGAGATCCGAGGTATTGTTTAGGCGCTTTTAGCCTCCTCTTCTTCGTAGCCAACTTCGTTGATTGAAAACTCACGAATGTTTGCTACTGGAACCATTGTTGAGTTGTTATTTTTAAAATCGATTAATGTTAGCATCCCAGTTTCCGAAGCATTTTCGACTAAGTATCTGCCGATACTGTTACCCGCAGACATTTCGTATTCTCGCACTTCGCCATCAAGAAACGTGATTGTTACTATCGATTTAGTTGGCGGGTACTTTTTAGCCATTCGTCCCTCTCCTTCTCCTATCGGCTATGTCTTTTAGCCTTTTTACTAATTCAGTTTTATCTGTCTTAGCAAATCTTTGAGGCCGCATTTCTTTAATTTTTTTAAAGCCCATCCTTTTTTGAGTTCTTGACCTGAGATTTTCTTCTTTCATTCGTCCTTCTCCTTTTCCTTTTGTTCGAAATACTTTTTTAGGCTAATTTTTTGTAGAGGAGCTTGACGCTCCTCCGTTTCTTCTTTTGACATTACTCCTCCTCCAATTTTTTTATTTTTGCCAGTTCTATTTTTTGCATAGAAACTGTTTCCAATTCAAATTTAACGTGAAGGTTACCACCTTGCATCGAGCTTACGCTGTAAGAGCATGGGCAAGTTCGAAGCCAATCTAGGATCGGATCTAAGTCCTCTGCTTTGACTATCAGCATTACGCGACCCCCTTCTGAGCTTTGAGACCCTTCTTGAGCATCTCGATTGCCTCAGCTTTGTCGCCCCTGATCAAAGTATCTAGCGACCACTGCACCCAACTCTCGGCGCTTTTGATGAGCCTGACGTCTTCGAGATCGTCGTCGGGATGATCTGGATACTCAGGAACATTTTCTGGGCAATCAATATCAACATTGTTTCTCAATGCTTCTTCGAGCCAATCATCGTTTGTAGTTTTTACCGGCCTATCGTAGCCGCCTCCGACCTGATTGGCGTTGAGCCAGTTAATCAGATCTTGCTTTGATGTCGGGACGTCAACCTCGACCCAGTTTCTCGGAGCGCCTTTCTGGGCGTCTCTCTGAGTGCCAAACCACTGGCCGTCTTTATTGGTGTAAAGTCTCATTGATCGTACTCCTCATATGTAAAATCTGTTCTGTCATAAATCGACGGGATGCTTAGACTTCCGTCGTCTTCGATGTATCGATAAGCTGCGCTTGTGGCGCCATGCACCATTATCCACTGATGAATTATGGCGATTGCGTGTTTGACATCGACGGCGTCAAACTCGTAAAATCTTTCGTCCACGTCCATTCTTGGATGGATCTCCACATGAACTACCAATTCAGCCTTCTTGGTAGTGTGACCTACTCTTTTCAGTCTAAGCTCGGAAGCTTGGTCTGATGTTAAAAATTTAATTGAATGTGGCATTACACACTTCTCCTTTCTGGGGGGGCTAAGCCCCCCTGTTGATTAGAACTTATGGGTTTTATTAAAAATTGAATTATGAATGAAAACTTTTGCCTCTTCTACGGTTTGAAATTCGTAAACCCATCCAAGCATTGATACCTGATAACCTCCTTCTACTTCGCGCTCATCGTAAATTTCGTATCCGTAGTATGTCATTTTCTTCTCCATTTCATTTTCTATACATTAACAATACGCTAACATGATGTTAACGTCAATAGCTAAAAAGTCCAGGTAAATCAATGACTTACGAGATCGAGATTTTTTAAAAAGTTAAAAATAAGAATCAATTTATACAAATTGAAAAAATGATTCTTTCCTGTCAGACTAAGCTTAGCGGTTTTTCCTTCCTTTTGCCGCTAGAGCATCGATAACATTGGTCGCTCCCCCACGCGTATCCTCTCTCTTACGCGTGGGGTTTATTTTACTAGAAAATCCTGTATTATGTAGCAAACATTTATGGAGGTTTTGCTATGCCTATGGTCGGCGGGAAAAAATACGCGTACAACACTAAGGGAATGAAAGCTGCAAAGAAGGCAGCTAAGAAGTCAGGTAAAAAAATCAGCTACAAGAAAAAGGCTAAAAAGGGTAAGAAGTAATGGCCGTAAAAGGAACTAGAAAAAAGTCTTCAAGTCCGAAGCCTAAAAATCCTAAGCTTTACGCAAGGGTAAAGAGTGAGGCTAAGAAAAAATTTAAAGTTTATCCGTCTGCATATGCCAACGCTTGGCTCGTGAGAACGTACAAAAAGCGTGGCGGGACTTATGCCTAGAAAACCTTCAGGCGGTTTAACAAAGTGGTTTAAGCAAGATTGGCGAGACGTCAAAACTGGTAAGAAGTGCGGTCGAACTAAATCGAAGAAAGACAAGGGTAGACCATATCCCGCCTGTCGTCCCGCAAGTCAGGCAAAATCAGCCGCAGCTAAAAAGGCTGCAAAACGTAAAACTGGGCCAAAGCGCATAAGTTGGAAGCCAAAGAAGAGGTCGAGCAAATGATATTAGGTTTATTAGGAGGTGCAGCCAAGGGGATCGGTAGAGATCTTGGTATGGGTTTTGGGCTTACCGAAAGAGATCAAGATTATTTTGATAGAACAAGAGAAACTTTACGAAAACAATACGGCGACGATAGAGCGGCTTTATATGAACGACAAACCGCCGCCCAGAGAGCTGCGGCTCCAAAAGGTAGAGTTGAAAACCCAAGACGATCCGAAAAAGGCATACTCTCAACAATTATTGGCGACCTAAAGCTAGGGCTTCCAAATCGAAACAGATCAACGCGAGCGACAAGTAGAGGATCCGGCTCTGAAATGTCATCATCTCTTAGGCCTATGACGCGCCCAATGATGTCGAGCGGTTACGACGACGCTCCATTGCAAATGATGCAGCGCAATATGATGCTCGGACCATTTGCTTCAGACCCAAGACTTAATATGGCGCCATTTTCAAACAACGTAAGAGGACCAGATCGGGGTATTATTGGCGTTCCAGATCCAGAGCCGGTTACATCTGGTTTAATTGCTCCAACTTTTGAACAATTTTTAGAAGAGCTTGGTATCGATGATACTGAAGAAAATAGAGATGTCTTTTTCGATACTTATATTCAGATGTTTCCTCCTGTAGATGCTGAGGGAAGACGTAGACGTGTTAGGCGATAGTTAATGCCAACTAAAAAGCGCAAAAAGGCCCCAAGTCTATCCGTTGGCCGAGGTGAAAAGCTTTCGGTCAAGCGTGGCGGTGGGTTAACTGCAAAAGGTAGGCGTAAATATAATCGTGCAACAGGATCAAATCTTAAGGCTCCGGCGCCTAACCCTAAGACCAAAAAAGACAAAGCTCGAAAGAAATCTTTTTGCGCTCGCAGCCGTGGTTGGACGGGCGAAAGAGGTAAAGCTGCTAGAAGAAGGTGGAAATGCTAGATGGAAAACGAAATAAACGAATTAGCGAATAGCTTGGAAGCAGAAATAAATCCTAACGTGATGAGCGAGGAAGAGCTTCAGGGAATTGTCGGCAAGGAGATCGAAGACGCGATTGATTATGCCGATAATACAGTTTCACCTATTAGGGCGTCAGCAACCGAGTATTATCGAGGTGAGCCATTTGGCAACGAAGAAGACGGGCGAAGCCAAGTCGTAAGTATGGACGTTCGAGATACCGTTCAAGCGATTATGCCGTCTTTGATGCGTATTTTTAATTCTACAGAAAATACGGTGGAATACGCGCCACACGGACCGGAAGACGTGGACAACGCAAAGCAAGCTACCGAGTTTGCTAATTTTATTATAAACAGAGACAACAACGGTTTTCTTGAGATGCACGCCGCTTTCAAAGACGCGTTAATTCGCAAAGTCGGCGTGCTTAAATGCTATTGGGATGATCAGACGCGTTACGAGACATTAGACTTTACAGGGTTAGACGATAACGCTCTGTCGGCGCTTATGGCAGATCCAGACGCAGAGATTGATATTTTATCGTCTGAGGCTATGGGAGAACCAGAAATGGACCCTATGACCGGCGAGATGATGGAGCCGCCAATGATGCACGCGGTTCGAGTTACCTACACGCATCCAGACGGACGAGTAAAATTAGAGGCCGTGCCTCCAGAAGAATTTATCATTTCGCGTGAAGCTAAATCTATCGAAACGGCTGATTATTGCGCCCACCGGCGTATTCTTACCGTGTCCGAGCTTGTGGCTATGGGCTACGACTTCGATGTCGTGTCAAAAATGTCTTCAGCTCATGAAGATATGCTAACCAATGTTGAGCGACACACGCGTAACCCGCATCTTCAAAACGAAATGAACGAGCGCGACGACCCTGCTATGAAAAAGGTTATGTATATAGAAAATTACATCAAGGTTGATTACGACGGAGATGGCATAGCTGAACTTAGAAAAATATGCACTGGAGGCGACGGCAACGAGATTTTAATGAACGAGCCTTGCCACATGGCGCCATTTGCATCGTTTTGTCCAGATCCAGAAGCACACGATTTTTACGGTATGAGCGTCGCTGACACGGTTGCTGACATACAGCGTATTAAGTCAAGTATTATGAGAAACACTCTCGACAGCTTAGCAATGTCTATTCATCCAAGAATAGCTATCACGGAGGGTATGGTTAATTTAGATGATGCTATGTCAACTGAAGTGGGATCTGTAATTCGTCAGAGAGGAAACAACTCAATTCAACAGCTTGTTTTGCCGTTTGTTGGTAAAGAAGCTTTTCCAGTATTGCAGTATATGGATCAGTTAAAAGAAGCTCGTACAGGCATCTCAAAAGCCTCTGCGGGGCTTGATGCTCAGGCGTTGCAGTCTACAACTGCCTCAGCCGTTGCCGCTACTGTGAGCGCCGCTCAGCAACACATAGAACTTATTGCACGCATATTTGCCGAGACAGGCATGAAGCGTCTATATAAAATTGTTTTACATCTAATTACCACGCACCAAGATCGGCCTCGTATGGTCAGGTTAACAAATGACTTTGTCGAAATAGATCCCCGCGTATGGAACGCAAACATGGATGTATCTATAAAGGTCGCTCTTGGGCGTGGTACGGATACAGAGCGTATGATGATGCTTAGGCAAATTGGCGAAATGCAGAAAGACGCCATGCAAACTATGGGAGCGATTAACCCGCTCACAGATATGAGCAAGCTTGCAAATACTTTAAAATCAATGACAGAGCTTGCGGGATTTAAAGACACATCTCAGTTTTGGAGTGATCCGGCGCAGTTTCAACCGCCTCCTAAAGAAGATAAGCCAGATATTAATGAACAGCTTATTGCGGTTCAGATCCAACAGATAGAGGCAGATATTCAGAAGAAAGCCGCAGAGCTTGAGCTAGAGCGAGAAAAAATGATGATGGACGACGATCGTAAGCGTGATGAGCTTGATGCTGATTTATTTGTAAAAGCTGAAGAAATGAAAGCTAAGTATGGAACGCAGCTAAACGTAGAACAGATTAGAGCGGATTTAGCTATAAACAGAGAAGTTTTAAAAGGTCAGGTTGACGTGATAAATGAGGGATAGATGGCCAAATCAAAACAGGAAATTATTGACGATGGAAATCAGGCAGAAAGGTTACTAAAAGATACAGACTTAATAAGATTTTTAGATGAAATGAAAGCGAATTGTTGGGTTGAGTTTGAAACAACTGAACTTAATGATAAGGAAGGGCGCGAAGCTATTTATCTTAAACTTAGAGGCATCGATTATGTTCGACAAAGTTTGAAAATAATGGTTGATAATGCGTCTATTGAAAAAAAAGTAAAATAGATACATAATAGGAGTTAAAAGATGTCAGAACCCAATAACCCAAAAGGGATTGATCTAGGCACTGCACAAAATGCCATAATGGACATGATTGCACCTAAAGAGGATACTGCAAGTGAGCCAGAGGCGCTTGAGGCTGAAGCTGAAGAGGTAATCGAAGCAGAAGCCGAAATGCCCGAAGAGGAAGCAACTAATGAAGAAGCGGAAACAGAAGGCGAACTCGAAGCTACGGAAGAAGCTGAAGAGCTTGAAGAAGAATCTTTTGACATACTTGCGCAGACTGTGGAAGTAGAAGGCGAAGAGATTACAGTCGAAGAGCTAAAACGCGGAAATCTAAGGCAGAGAGATTATACTCGCAAGACTCAAGAACTGGCCGAGATGCGAAAAGACATTGAGGCGCAATTTGATTCTGTTACGCGAGAGCGGCAACAATATGCTCAACTTCTACCCGCTTTACAGGAGAGGATTGAGTCACAAGTGGTTGAAGAGCCTGATTGGGATACTCTGTATGAAGCAGATCCTAACATGGCCAGAAAAGCCGAGCGGCAATTCCGAAAGCAAAGGGAAGAGCGCGAAAATTCGTTACAGGCAATCCGTCAGGAGAAAGAGCGTGTACAGGCTTTAGAAGCAGAAAACCAAGAGCGAATGAAAGCTGAGTTTACTGCTAGGCAACGCGAAATGCTCCCAGAGATTATTCCAGAGTGGCGAGACACGAAAGTCGCCCAGAAGGAAGCAGCGGATCTGAGAAGCTTTTTATTAAAAGAAGGTTTTCTCGAAGCTGATATTAATGAGTTGAGACACGCCGGCTTAGTTAAACTAGCTCGTATGGCTATGTTATTTGATCAGGGTCAGTCTAAGGCTGTAAAAGCGAAAGCGAAGCCTAAGTCAAAAGCCAAGACCATGAAGACAGGCACACGAGGAACACAACCGCGACCCAAAGCTGCGAATGAACAAGCGTTACTACGCGCACGACAAACCGGCCGCGTCAAAGATGCTGCGGCTGCAATCAATACATTAATAGGAGGCTAATATGGCCATTGTAGCAAATACATTTACAAGTTTCGACGCGAAGGGTATTCGTGAAGAATTATCCAACGTGATAAATTCCATTTCCCCAGAAACTGTCCCATTTCAAAGTAATGTTGGATCACAAAATGTGTCCAATACTTATTTTGAGTGGCAAACAGATTCGCTTAACGCTGTTGACAAAACGGCCCGCATCGATGGGGACGATGTTTCTTCATTTGATTCAACTTCTGCAACAACTCGCGTTGGAAATTATACACAGATCCTACGCAGAACTGTTATCGTTGCCGACAACCTTGAGTCTCAAGATCTTGCCGGAAGAAATTCTGAAATGGCCATGCAAATGGCAAAACGCGGAAAAGAGCTTAAACGCGACCTAGAAGCGGTTTTAACGGACAATAACGCTCAGGTGGCAGGAAATACAACTACAGCCCGTGAGACTGCGGGTTTAGGTGCATGGATTGCAACTAACGACGTTATGGGTTCAGGCGGCGCAAGCCCAACAGGTGACGGGACAGATGCTCGTACCGACGGAACCCAAGCCGCGTTTACAGAAACCAAATTAAAATCTGCAATGCAGCTTGCGTTTACAAACGGCGGCACACCATCAATCCTAATGGTTGGTCCTTTTAATAAAACTGTTGTTTCAGGATTTGCGGGTATTGCGGCTCAGCGTTATATGGCGCCGACAGATGCTCCGACCACAATTATAGGAGCGGCTGACGTCTATCTATCTGATTTTGGGACATTATCTGTGACTGTTAACTTATTTCAAAGGGAAAGAGACGGATTCTTGCTCGACCCAGAATACGCTTCAGTATCTTATCTACGCCCAATTCAAAACGTAGAGCTTGCAAAAACTGGTGACGCTTCCAAGTCAATGTTGCTAGTTGAAGCCGGTTTAGAAGTAGGTAACGAAAAAGCTCATGCGGGTATCTTCGACCTAACTACATCATAATAGAGTTGGGGCGGCTTCGGTCGCCCCTCTTAATTGGAGATAAAAATGCAAAAAAAACTTTTTGACAGAGATCCCCAGCTTGGAATTACCAAGTATTGGCACGTCAAAGATAACGGAGAGTATGTCGTCGAAACTGTACAAGATGTGACAGGAATAGCAGAATATAATAAAAGATCTTACAACAACACAGATAAAAAATGGAACGATCTAAATAAAGTAGCTTCGATTCCTCTTTCTGTGTACTATGACCTAAAGCGCAAGGGAATTGCAGACGACCCTGTAGCTTTAAAGAAATGGATGAACGATTCTGACAATCAAGTATTTAGAACAAGGCAGGGCAGACTGTGAGCATTTCAAATTTTACTGAGTTAAAAAGTTCAATAGCTGATTTTTTAAATCGTGACGATTTAACATCAGCCATTCCTAGCTTTATAACTTTAGCAGAAGCAGATTTAAATAGGCAACTTCGTCACTGGAGAATGGAAAAAAGAGCAACAGCCAATTTGGATACAAAATATACAGCTTTTCCAAGTGATTTTTTAGAGCCAATTAGACTTATGTTAACAGGCACTAGTGAAACAAGATTAGAATTAATTACTCTAAGTGAGCTGATGGATAAACGCGCTGTCAGCAATACTGCGGCAACTCCAAAATTTTATGCGATGGTCGATGGATCTTTTGAAGTGTATCCAACGCCTGATCAAACATACACTTTAGAAATGTTATATTACGAAAGAATTGATACTCTTAGTAGTAGCAATCCAACTAATTGGATTATAACTTATCATCCCGATGCTTACTTATATGCTTCTTTATCTCATAGCGCTCCTTATCTTGCTGAAGATCAAAGAACCCCAGTATGGGTTGAGTTGTACAAAAACGCTGTTAGTGGTATAAATATGGAAGATCAAAAAACAAAATCTGGTGGCTCTGGCCACCGAATGAGAATTAGGAGTTTTGGATAATGGCAAGTATAGCAGACAGAGTGCTTGATAACGGTTTGACGGTACTCGACACAGAGGCCAACAGGTTTGACATTACAAGCCAAGAAGCAACGACATATGCAGAGGCTACATCAACATATACGCTAGGCAACACAACTAGTATTAGTATAGGTTCACCAGCCGACAGAACAGGTGGCGGTAGAAAAGTCACTTTGGCGGCAATCAGCGATGCTTCTGTAACAGGCACAGGAACAGCAACACATTTTGCAATAACAGATACGTCAAACTCAAGGTTGTTAGTAACAGGTGCGCTGAATGCTTCTCAGTCGGTCAACAGTGGCAACCAGTTTGATATATCTGCGTTAGATATAGGCATACCAGACCCGAGCTAGTAGATGGTTAAAGTAGCAGACAGAGTAAAAGTTACAACGACAAGCACTGGAACAGGAACCATTACCCTAGGCAATGCTGTAACTGGTTTTAGGACTTTTACCGATGGCGGTATAAGCGATGGCGATAGTGTGCGTTATGTTATTGAAAGTGGTAATGATTACGAGATAGGCACTGGCACATACACGCATTC